CAGAGTTTACCATAATTGCTAAACCATCTAGAAACATCATTGTATATATTAATTGTAATATAAAATAAATCCAATAATTCCTATAATAGTGTAAATAGTTAATTTATGTTTAATAAAATATTTTTTGATTAGAAATTCAACTAAACCGAAACCAAAAATATATAGAAGCATTTCAGCAATTAGTTTTATGAAATCTTTTTTCATATATAATAATTAAATAATTAAATATGAAAGTAATTATCGGCGACGTCTTCTACGTCTTTTCTTTGTTTTTTTTCTTCTTTTTTTAGATTTTCTACGTTTTCGAAGAGATTTTCTACGGCGACGTCTTCCACCAGTAGAATTATTTTTTAATTTTATAGCCACTAAAAGAAGAACAAGTGCGCCAAGTTTGTTATTTTCAATATCACTTAAAGTTGTCGTTTCGAGAATGTCGTCAATATACAACTGTGGATTTTCCATTACATCCTTAAAATCTTGATCATTTTTGTAGTAATTCTTATCTAGCCGTATTGATCTTTCCAAAACTTTTAAAACCTCCTTATCGTTTACCATATTCTTCATTGCGTTAAATTTTTCTTGTGCGGTCATTTTATCCCAACCGATTTGTTGATTAAATTTTTCAATCATCTTATTTTTATCTTTCAAATCTTGTTTCTCTTTTCTTTTTTTCGAACCTAACACCATTATAATATTTAATTAGATATTAAATATTATTCTAAAATGAAAAGAATAAAAATATGATAAAAACTTAGTTGGAGTATGCTAGACCTCCCATACCACTCATAACACGCAATACGTTGTAGTTGGTTGCGTAAACGCGAACCTTTGCGGTTTGAGCACTACCAATAGCAGCAGCAGAAACAACTAATTGCAAGGTTGCGTTGTCGATTCTACTGAAGTTACAGGTTCCAGATGGCTGATGTTCTTCTGGTCGCAAAGCGAAAGAGTAAACATTAATACCAGTGTCTGGAGAACGAGTGTGATGTTGGAATGGTTGAACCAAATCGAAGTAAGTGCCTTCACGTTCACTGAATCGGTCTTGACCGTTCAATTGAAGTTTAGCAGTTACAACTGGATTTTCACCCCAACAGTGCATTTTCAAGGAAGTTTCAGCAAGAACGAATGCTCCAGCATCAGAAACACCATTGGTTACACCAGCTTTACCCAAATTGGATGAAAGGTCATCAACTTGAGTGGAAGTACCACTTTGGTTAGCATTAGGGTCATTGAAAAGACCAGCTTCGTTAATAACCGAAGTGTTTGGTGCGTTAGTTCCACTCAATTGATTGGAGGAACTGAAAGCACGGATACTGTTTGGAAGAGCATCGATTGCGTCAGTGTAGTTAAATGGCTGAGCACCCAATGCCATGTTAAGAACTTTAGTTTCAACGAAACTATCACAATAACTTACGTTATCGTCAGGTTGTACAACCCAGATTAATTCTTTACATGGATGATTGAAGTTCAATTTGATTTTGTTTGATGAGGAACCGATGGATTCATCACCAGTGAATTGAAGTTGTTCAATCAAGTATTCGTGTGGGTTTTGTGCCATACGTCTACGTTCATCAGTGTCCAAGAAGATGTAATCAACGTAAAGGGAAGCAGCAACCAAAGATTTGGAGTAAGCAGCTGTAGCTTTTACGTTTTTACCTGGAGCAGCGGACATACCGATTTTAGTAACAGCGAATAAACATTCATCCATAGGACGGATTTCGATGTTAATTTTAACTTCGTGGTATTGAAGAGCGATCAAAGGAAGAGCAAGACCAGGGTTTCTACAGAACCAGAATTGAAGAGGAACGTATAGAGTAGTTTCTGGAAGTGCGTTTCTTGGAGCACATACAGCTTCTGGAACAGAAGCAGCACCACAAGCAGTTGCTACATCAGCGAAGTTAGGGTCAGTCAAGAAGGTAAGTTGTGTAGTGTTACCGATCATTTTGTTGTAACCATCTTCTTGTTCAGAGGTAAGAGTCAATTGATTCCAGATGTGCATGAAATCACCATATTGACGGTCGATTCTTTGACCACCAATTTCTACTTCTACCATAGAGATAAGTTGTTCACCTGGGCAATCCAACCATCTTGCATAAACACTACCAGCAGCGTCATCTTGGTTGATTTCAGGAAGAGTAATTTGTAAGTAAGTTCTGTAAGCAAGGTCACCATTTCTGGAGACAGTGCATTGAACACGACGACCGAAGTCGGCTTGTCCGTTGAAAGTTTGTTCAATAGATTCCATTGCGAAGTTCGTGTGTCTTCTGTAGGTAACTTTCCAGAAAGTAATCTGTGGATTACCAGTCAAATAGACGTCTTGTGCGCCGTAAGCTACGAGTTGCATTAAACCACCACCCATTTTATAATATTGCTAAAGAAAAAAATTTTTTCATTTTTTTAATTAATTAATTAATTAATTAAAAACAATAATTTAATTATATGTTAGACATATCAAAATTGTCTTGCATAAATCGTGCTAAATAATCATCTAAATACACTTCTTTCTTACCTTCGTGGTTTTTTTTAAAAATATACAAATTTTCTTTTTTGGAAACACTCCATCCCTTCTCTAAAGCATTATAAATAAAAGTCATTTTTCTAAATTTGAGTTTATCAATAGTAATATTATTATTATAAATTGATTCATCAATTTTGATATCACTCATTTATTTTAAATAAGAAAATTAATAATTAAAAATAACATAAACATATGTATATTAATGCCTAATTTCAAACCAAAGGCTAGTAAAAAAATTGTAGTAAACAAAAAATCGATTGTAACATTAGATAGTAAACATAATGAAAAAATTAAAGAATTTATAGATATAAGCAATAATTTAATACCTTCATTGAAAAAAAGAAAGAAAATATTAAAGAAAAAAATAGAAAAATGTGTGGATATAGGTGAAAAATTGGAATATCAGGATGAATTGAGAGATATTCGTAAAAAAATATCAAAATTAAAAAAAAAGAAGAAAGAATATTTTTTATTAAATTCTGATTATATATTTGAATATTTTGAAAAAAAAAAGAATATATCGAAGGGAACAACTAAAAAAACAATTGTGTTAAATAATTTTTTTAATAAAAATACAGAAACAAATATAGATTCAAATAAGAATACAGATACAAGTGTTAATAAATATTTGGTGAATATAGATGAAAGTTTTATAGATATAAATAATTATGTAATAGATTATGAAAGATGTAAAAATTGTAAAGGAGAATTAATACCTGTAGAAACAGAAGGATTAATAATATGTAATAAATGTGGGGAGCATTATCAATATTTAATAGAACATGAAAAACCATCATATAAAGAACCCCCTAAAGAAGTATGTTTTTATGCCTATAAAAGAATAAATCATTTTAGAGAAATATTAGCTCAATTTCAGGCAAAAGAAACGACACAAATTCCTAAAGAAGTATTAGATAATATAAAACAACAAATAAAGAAGGAAAGAATATCATTAAAACAAATAACAAATAAAAAAGCAAAAGATATATTAAAAAAGTTAGGGTATAATAAATATTATGAACATATACCATTTATAAAAGATAAATTAGGGATAAAACCTCCGGTGATGACACCAGAATTAGAAGATACACTATGTAATTTATTTATGGAAATACAAAAACCATATTCTAATCATTGTCCAGATGATAGGGTTAATTTTTTGAATTATTATTATGTTTTATATAAAATGTGCGAGTTATTGGGAGAAAATATATTTTTACCATATTTTCCCATGTTAAAGGATCCAGTCAAAAGAATTGAACAGGATGAAATCTGGAAAAAAATATGTAAAGAATTAAATTGGGAATTTATTCCAACTATATAGAATCTAATTGAGCTCTTCTATGAACAGGATGTATTTGTTCGTCAAGTTTGTATCTTAATAAGGAACCAAATCCAGCAGTTGAAAAAACAAAACAATGCCATAATGAATGAAATTTAATGTAAATCTCATTATACCATTGTCGAACAGCTATACAATACATAACAACAGCCAATATT